ATAACAAGAACTAGCTTCATAATGCTTCCTAAGCCTTCTTAATATAAGCGACACTAGGGTCTGTTGATACGTCTAACGATTGCGGCTTAATGTATGCGACGCTAGGGTCTGTGGATATATCTAATGGTTGATCAATTCCAGCATTAGGATCAATTCCAGCATTAGGATCAATTCCAGCATTAGGATCAATTCCAGCATTAGGATCAATTCCAGCATTAGGATCAACCGCCATATTTGGGTCCATTGGTTGCGGCATATTAGGATTACTCAACGTGTCAGCTTTAGGTTCAGATGACGGTGGTATTCCTAAATAGCCACGAATTTCATTAGATGTTAAAATTTCATTACGAGTAAATGTATCCGCTATTTGAGCGATCTCGGTAAGAGGAACTAACCTAAACGGATCTCTAAAATATTTAATACTTTCTGTTTTTTTGTTAATGAAAGTTCTTTCAAGTGATTCAATGATCGATTCCAGAATTGGTTCTATCGTTCTATTAAAGTAATTAAGCATTGCTTTTTCATCAGCAGTACCATTCATAATAGACTCAGTAATACCAAGTTGACCATAAAGCATTTGTGTTAGGTACTCTACTTGTTTCAATAGATTATTTTCAGCAGGCCTGTTTAACTGAGTTATTTTTTCAGTTCCATCAGTATATGCTATTCCGTATTTACTACCTTTAAGTTGGAATTCAATATCTTCTCGTCTTTGCTCCGCTTGTTGTTTGCGGGCTTCAGTTTTGATAGTGTATGGTAGCTGAATGATTAAATCTAACTTACCAGAACTCGACTGTTCGTCAACGGTATCTAATAGTGTTAATTTTCGCAAAAGTCGCTGTAATGTTGAGTTAGGCTCATTCATAACTGCGTATAACGGGTTTTCAACAATAGCAATATTTCTTTTAGGTAAGGTTATTTCTTCCTTAAGACCTTTAGCTTCATTGTAAACATTAACTCTAACATGCTTTGGGTACCATTGCACTACTTCTCCAACACGCATTGAGTAAATATCGTAGTTTTCATTAGTGTTAGGATTTGAGCCTGTTTCTACTGGAACAATAACAGCAACGCCTTTATCAAATAAAGTCATTACTAAATCTTGTCTAAACGCTCTTGGTGACTGATCTATATTTGGTTCGAGTGTTAAACATTCGTTTAAGGAACTTTCTTTATCTTTCGAGTATCTACCGACTTTATCAACAACCACATGTTTATATTTTACGCTTGCAACGTCAATTGCTATACGAGTATATATGGCTGTAATGATTGATCTGTCGTTATAAAATAAATGCCTAGTTCTATCTGGACGATACGTACTAGTAGGACCTATGTTATAATCGAAACTTTCCTGTTCATAATTTTGAAAGGCGTTCCATGCTTTTTTAAATTTATCTAAAATGGCCAAGTATCATCACCTCCTAATTTTAATTGACGTTTACAATTATTTAACTACTACTCTTTGCTTTTAGAACCGCTAAACCTACGTTTAATAAAATTCCCGCTCCTACTGCGGCTCCAATAGAAGATTTAGTACTTGATTTACTTCTACTAGTTGGCATAAGATCACTAAACTTTGTTCCGCCAGCATATTTAAGTTTATCAGCGATTGAAGCTTTTCCGTTTTGAACTCTATCGTTACGAGCAATTGATGCTTTTCCTTTAGCTAGCGATGCTTTTTTAAAGCTACCTTTATTTTTAGCTAAACTAATAACACCAACGCCAGCGTAAGCTCTAGCTTTTTGTCCAATACTACCTTTTCCTTGACCGACGTTAACCTGGTTTTGTGCTCGGTTATACCGTCTAACGCCCCACTTCATACCCTTTTTACCAGCATGTTCTAAATATAATTCTACACTATTGAAATTATTCATTTAGTAAATCCCTTCTGCAATATCTCGTACGTTAGCTGCCAATACAAGTTTATCTACGTTGTTTTTAACAAAGAACGAACCGACTTCATTTACAAGTTTAGCTGACTTAGCGCTTGCTAGCTTATTGGCGTCTGAAATTTTAATTCTTCCTCGCCTACCTAAAACAACTCCTGCTGCGGCAGTGCCTGCTAGAATAGCTACACCACCAACAACTTTAGCTTTTTTTCTATTCTTTTGTTGTGCTTCAGTTGGTTTATTTCCCTTTGTGCCAAATGTACGCTTACCCCACTTCATACCTTTTTTACCAACGTGTTCAAGGTAATTGTCTACGTTATTAAAATTGTTCATTTTAGTCTCCTATTCAAATGCTTCTTTGTGTGCTTTATAAGCGACGTATGCGTCTAATAAAGCAGCGACATTGTCGATTTTTTCTTCACTTCTTTTTTTCAGAAGTTTTCTATTACCATTCGTATCTTCTAATGTTACGGCATTACCCATAGCAAAAGACATCAACTCTTGATCAAATATTAACTTTCGTTCTTCAGATAGAATCTTTAATTCTCCTAGAGGAACCGATTCTGTTTTAGCACCTTGAATAACTTTTTGAATACCGTATGGACCATTTTCGGATTCCCATCTGGTTATAAATTCTTTTGCGTTGTATGGGTCAAACCCTATACATCTAACATCATAGTTATTAGCCATAATTAATTGATCTAAGTCGTCATAGACTTCCATCATATCCAAAACAGTTCCTTCTAAAACATGAAGACTTCCTTCACTTATGAATTGTTCATATTTGTGGCGCATTGCGCCTGGAAGTTTCATAAGAGTTAAGGACGTAATATAACTAACAGTTTTAATCCCAAAAGAATAATTCGAAAACGGGAATAAGAATGTGAATGCACAGAAGTCATCACCTTGCGAAAGGTCGACACCTAGCGAGCAAGGCATTTGCCAAAAGTCTCGTTGTTGGTGAGTTAGTGTTTCTTCATACGTAAAGAAATATGTATAACCCTCCATAGGAATACCAAATCTTTTAGCTAGTATGTCATTTCTAGATGCTGGAGCCTTTTCAGCTCTTTCGACATCTAAATGATATACATCATAAGTTACGGTTCTTCCCAAATTTGGATTGGCTTTAATCCACATGGCTGGATCACTAACTTCTTCTATGGAGTCTAGTTTGTAATACCAAATAGAAACGTGTGGTGCTAAGTACTCACCTTTTAAAATATTAGACAATTCCATTTTAATTGTGTCGCCTGAACCATTTCTAACTGTTCCTTCAGAACTAATTGCTAGAATTAGGTAGTCATCTAACTTCGATGCTCCTTGTTCAATGGCGCCAACAACGTCTTCTCTAATGTCTCCAGATAACCATTCGTCAACAGTAGCAACTTTTGGTCTTAGACCCTGCAACTTGTTAATTGACATTGGTCGAATCTCAAGTATAGATCCAGTAAGAAAGTTTTCAATACCTTTTTTAGTAGATGCTAACTTTACTCTATGGGCTCTAGAGCCCGTCGTGTTTTGAATTGATCCCTCTGTAAGAAACTTAAAAAGAGGACCTCTAGATCTTGTGATTGCTGTTCGTAACGGTGACATTACTTCTTCAGCTTGTTTCATTGTTGGTGATGTTGTAATTTGATGAGTAGTAGAAGTGTCGACATTTAAAAAGTATGATTGTATGCATGAAGCATACATTGACTTAGCCGCACCTCTAGCTACTATCAAATACTGTTTTGTTGTTAAACGTTTTTTAACAGTCTTTAAAACAAAACCACCTTTACCACTATTTGCTTTTGGGTCGTAAATATTTCTATCAACGAAGTAATACCATCCAAAAATTTGTTCAGCCCATACTTTAAAAGTATCTAATAGGTGAAGATCAGTACCATCAGTTAATGTTAACTCTTTTTCGCAATAGTCAATGAAGCCATTTACAGCTTCATCATCATAATACATATCTGGATTTTCTATTAAAGAATCAATTCTATTCATCTCCATTGAGATTTCTTTATTAACTAAAGTTTTTCCTGAAATAACTGAATCTCTAAATTCTCCATAATAAATAGGAGTTTTTGTATTTGATAGTACCAATTTTATCTCCTAAGACTTAGCTTTATCCATTGCGGCTTTAATCGCAAGACCCGTAGCAGCAGTAGCAACAGCACTAACCGCAACGGTTCCGGCTTGTCCGAGTAATTT